GACCTACATCTACGGCCTGACCAAGCAACTCACGACGGAGTCACTAGGTCGTGGAGGAGGCAACGTGGTCATACGCGGCCTCATCGTTGATTGGTTGATCAAGACCAAGACCCCTCAGTTCGAGAGAGAACGCTATTCCAGGACGATCGATGAGCTCCGGGAGTGGGAGTCCGAGACGATTGAGATCGGACAGGAAATCCTTGGTCGCTTCAAGCGGGTACGCGACGGAGAGGACTGGAAGACAGTGTTCTACAAGAACCCAGAACACTGCTTTCGTTTCGGCCAATGCGCATACCGCGACCTCTGCGTAGCTGACACACCAGCACGTAGAGCCTCGTACATCTCGAGAGTACCTGACTACGTTGACACAGCTCAGGAGAACCTGAACCAGGGCCGCGACTTCGACATCATCAACAACCAGGTCAAGCCATGATGGTAGGACAGGTGTGCGCACCGCTCCTCCTACTCCTGGCCTTGGCTGTGGCTCAGGTCGATGTGTTCAGGGCAGAATTCCCTGCCTTAGCGCTTGCATTCTCAGCGGGCCTTCTGGCAGCGAGGTTCGACATTGGTATAGCGAAAGAGGGGCCGAATGACAAAGGTCAGAATGCTTCCGGGGCGTCTCCTGATAGTGAAGGACCCGGACATCAACATGCAAAGGGGCCTGCACGTCCCGGACGTGTCAGTAGTCAGAGCATGCACAGGGCTGGTCTTGATGCATGAACCACGAGCACTAGAGAACATGTATAACCGTCGAATCATCTACGCGAAGTTCTCGGAAACTCCGTTCCCGGTGGAGGGCCTTAAAGGGCTGTTCACCATAACTGAAGACTGCGTGATGGCAGTCTTCGAAGAGGAGAAGTAGCATGACCATTGCAGACCTGTTAAAGGCAATCCACACCTACGGTGAGGAGATGCTGACGCCAAACTATGAAGGGAAAGAGCTGTATCTCGATGATGTCTCCGAAATCTGTGAGGACATCACGCAGCACTTGGAAGACATGTCAACTGACGAGGAGTCGGAGTGAGCGCTGTGCTCTATAACGGCCGTGAGCGATTCGCCGAGTTCGCTATGACAGCTGGGCCGGCAGGTCAGACTGTATCGGTCTACATGAAACGGGAGGACGGTGACTCTGTAGAAGAGATGATCATGTTCTCCGTGTACGATGGCAGACTCATCTTCAAGCTGAACTCCGCACAGGGAAAGGGGAATATGATCGATGCCAAGCAGTCTTCCAAAATTGTTTCGCACTGACGAACTGGATGCAACGTACGCAACAGTTCTCGGCTTTGGGCCGGCAGGCTCAGGAAAGACATACAGCATCCGTTCCTGTCCAAAGCCGCTTATCCTGGCAACAGAGCTAGGAGAGACGAAGGGCTTCCTGTCCTTACAGGATCTCCACATGCCCTTCATCCCGATCGATAGTCATGACGACCTAGTGGCCGTCATCTCCGAACTGAACAGCACCTTCGCAAACGGTGCACCCTGTCAGTATCAGGGCGAAGAGTTCGAGACGATCGTATTGGACAGTATCACCCACCTTGGAGAGATGTACCTCGAGTCCTTTATGAAGATGAAGGGCTGGACTGATCTCCATGGCATGGACGCTCGTGGAAAGGATCCAAGACAGGCATACGGCTACCTCTCGGAGAAGGGTAGACAGGCCTACAAGCTCCTCTTCAGTGTTCGCGCTCACCTCTACATCATTGCCAGAGAAGGTCTTCTACAGGTTGGCGATGGAAAGGAGGCCACGTACTTCCCCGTCCCCGAGCTACCAGGACAGCGACTCCCGAGAGAGCTGCCAGGGTGGCCCGATGCCTCAGTGCGCCTAGCCCGCAAAGCCGGTAAGCATGTCATACTCACCACCGGCGAGGAAGGCGCACCGTGTCGTGTTCGGAGTCCTGAAGGAGCTCCGAAGCTGCCGTCACGCTGCAGTCAGAACATCGGAGCTCTCATGCGGTATATGTGTGGAGAGCATTCCGCGATCAATGAGCTCGATCCGAAAAGGATGGCAGCGTGAATCGGTTGAACTTTCGTAACCCTTTGACGTATCTGATCATCTTAGGCATCTTTCTACTGAGTAATCATCCATGGGCTTTCTTCGTGATGATGGTGGTCATCTTCATAGCATGGGAGCTCACAATGAACAAGGAGAACAACAGATGGTAGCAATTCCGAGTCCCGTCTCAGTCAGCGACATGAAGGGTAACGAGCCCGTTCCCGAGGGTCGCTACAACCTCCGTTGCGAGAAGGCGGATTTCGTAGCACGAGGCAAGCAGGCCACGTCCAAGGATCCGTATGCCTCGTGTCAGTTCGTGATCATCGGACCCGAAGACCAGGAGGAGTATCTTGGTCGTAAGGTCTTCGCGAACCTCATGCTCAACGGTCCGGGCATGTTCCTGACCAAAGGCTTCCTGACTGGCTCTGGCGAAGAGGCAGACTTCCTTCTCGAGGACACGGAGCAGCTCGTTGGACGTGAGTCCGGCAGCACCATCCTCATCGAGAAGAGGGAAGGTTACGATGACCGTAACCGTGTGAAGTCCTTCGGCTCGTTGCTCTAACCTCGAAGTAGGTGGGTGCGCATTACGGCTAGGGCGCTCATAACCTCCGGGCGTGTATGTAAGTCGCGCCCACCTGCTTCCCATCAGGGGTACTCACATGACAGACAGGTACACGCTCCCGGGAGGCACCACAAGATCCGAGAAGGCTCCTGACTATACCCTTATTCCTGTAGCAGGACTGGAATGCATTGTCAAGCGCTTCGAGCTCGGTAGAGCGACGCATGGTGACTGGCAGTGGCTGAAGAGTCTTGACAGCCGAGAGAACGCTCGTGAGTTCTGTCGAGAAGCCCTGAACCACTTGCAGGCGCATTTCCACAAGCTCCTGCTCGAAGGGACCAAAGGAGATGATCACCTCGGAGCCATAGGCTGGGCGGTCTGCGCTCTGGCATATGCTCGCGAGCAGTATGGCGAAGATATCTTTCCTGTGCAGCCTAAACCCCCACGCAAGCTGACCTAGGAGGACAAATGAGATACGAGGACTTCCTTGATACTGGTTGGGAGCATAATACCACCGACCAGAAGATAGTCGAACGTTGGAGAGAGGCCGGTCGGATCGGCACACCGAACCTCCGAGACCTGAATCACATTCGTTGGAGACTCATGTTTGAGTCCGATCGATTCCCCACGATAGAACATGCTACGCAGGACTGGTTCCCTCCCGGTTCACCTCCACCAGTAGAACCCGGCCCAGCCCTACCAGTGCTTCGTACGACTACAGGATCGCGCTTCCTGGTCGATGTCTCTGGAGCAGAGGTGGACTACCGTGAAGCTACAGCGATGGGACTGTATCGTCTATGGCTAGACGGTCACCGAGGCAAGATAGCAGACCTGTTAGGCTACTTCCGAGAGAATGACATCAATGCAATCAGGGTCCTGTTCAACCTGGACTCCGACTTCTGGCTTACACATGGACGTGCGAATAGTCATTTGCAGCGTGGGTTCTACGACGAGCTTACTCCGTTCGTCAACTTCGTTGCTTCGCACGGCATCTACACTCGCCTCTGTTTGTTCGGGGGCGTAGAGCCGTTCGGTGCAATACCTGACTGGACCAGGCGATCAGATGTAGTCAGCAGCGATCCTGCCATTCAGGGCTCGATGGAAGAGTACGCTGAGCGCTTCGTGGAGGCTACGCGGGACTGCACTAGCATCCTATACGAAGTAGCGAACGAGCCTGCACAGATCGGGTTCGGCTCGGACTCGGAAGTGGTCCGGTCTCTGGGGATGTTAATAAAGGAGCTCGCGCCGGACAGACTAATGAACTTCGGGTGTGCGACAGACGAGGACAATCTCTTCTACGCTCTTCACCCGGCTGACTTCCTGGACGAGCATCTCGCACGGCACGATGCCTGGGACTACCAGGCAAGCATCAAACGACTGATCCACCATGCGGGTGCGGATCAGACCGTCATGCCGTTCATGTCCGGAGAGTGGATGAACCTCGGCACACACGGGACAGAGTCAACTGCGACAGCCTTTGCCAGTGCAGCAATGCTTAGACTCAAGTATATCATTCCGGCTTTCCACGCACGCTGCCTGCTCTGGGGAGACGTACCCGATTCAATCACGTCAGAGTGCTTGCGGGCCTGGTCACGTGGCCTGGATATGATCCCGTACAAGAGCCTTGTCGGGGCGGAATGCAACGGTCACTGGGTGTGTTCTCCCTTTGACAGCCATATCTTCCCTCCCACTGAGGAAGCGTCGGATGAATGGAACGGTCCTATCAGGTGCTTCGGCCGATCTAGTGGACCGAGAGACTCTGACTATATCGGGTTGTCCATCCGTGAGCCAAAGGGCTACGAGATGGTCACCACGAGAGAATGTGAAACATTGCATATCGAAC